CTGCAGTTGCTTCTATAAAGTTGGCTTTTGATAAAGCAAACTACGTAGCAGGCGAACAAGCCACAATTACTCTTTCACCAGTTGATGCAACAGGTGCAGTATTGTCTGGAAAGACATATGCTAACCTACTTGCTTCTACAGGAATTAGCACAAGTTATTCCTTTGGTGGATCAAGCGACACAATTACTGCAACATCTATTACAACTAATGCAAATGGTGTAAAAACTTACAAGGTTTACATGCCACTATCTGCAGGTACAGTTACTATCAGTGCAACTGGTGGAACTGATTTACCAGCATCAGGTCAAGTAAAAGTTTCTGCAACCGCAACAGTAACTGATTCAGCATCACAAGCACTCGCTGCTGTGGCTGAATTGGCTGCAGCCGTTGCATCGCTTAAAACATTACTTACAACTTTAACTAATCTTGTATTAAAGATTCAGAAAAAGGTTAAGGCTTAAAAACTCCTTATAAAAATTGAGGGTAGATTAATTTCTACCCTCTTTTTTATTTTAAAAAATGATATAATTAATAGTATAGTTATGCATGGGAGATTACCGCAAAATTGACAAACCTAAAACGAAGACTAATATTAGCCTTTGGGGTAGGCTTATGTTTAACAATTTTTGGAATTATGGCTCCTGATCGTGCTGGGGCTACAGAAAATCAACAACAGGTTGTTGTTAGCCCTGCTCAGCAGGCAGTTAATACAGCCCTTGCAACCGCCACTACAGAGGTTCAGCAGGCTATTGCAGCCACTGATACAGCAACTGCCACCATTGCAGTAGCCCAAACCGAAATTACACAGGCTCAAACAGCGGTATCAGAAATAGCACCAGCAATTGCTACAGCACAAAATAATATATCATTAATAGATACCGCCACAGCAACCATAAACAATATTGACCTTGCCACTAATCCAATTGATCAAAGTTCTCAAATTGTTCAAAATGCAAAGGCTACTATAGATACCGCCACAGCATCAGTTGCAACAGTTCAAACTAAAATTACTCAGGCACAAACAGAAATAACACAAGCAACTACTGCTCGTGCTGCAGCGGTAACAGCACAGGCAACTGCCCAGACAGAATTAACTCAAGCAAACATTGCTATTGATAATGCTCAAAATGCAGTCAATTCTTTACAAGCCACTATTGGAACTAGCACAAACGTTTTGACTAATGTTGATGACGCAGGTGTTCAAATGAACTTACCATTTGGTTTGTTAATGGGGGGCACTTTATATAATAATGTTTTCGTAGGATCAAACGCTACTATTACTTTTGGAGTAAATGAAGGATGGGTTTATAACACTACTCCTAATGCTCCATCAGTTTCTATTGCAGGTTGGGATTGGACAACTTGGAGTACTGGAACAGGAATTACCTACGCAACAACAGCCAATAGTTTAGATATTGCATGGGACGTTAGACCATTTCCACAAACAGATGCATCTACTCAAATGGTTCAAATAAGATTTTTTGGCGATGTTAATCCAAGCGATGGCGCATGGAAAGCCGATGTTTCTGCTAATGGTCCAATTCCAAGTGGTGCTAGATTTAATTATCGTCAAACTACTGGCGGTGCTATAACAAATATTACTGATACAAATCCTGGAGCAGGTTTTAATGGTCAAATAAGTCAGGGTCCAGCATTTACTCCTACAGTTGATAGCAGTACCGCATCAGTTCAAGCAGCGGTAGATGCAGCAAATACAACTATTGCTCAACTTAATTCTAGCCTTTCACCAGTGGTTTCTCAAAATACAACAAACACATCTAATATAAATGGTATCAGTGCTACGACATCTTTAACTAATACTGTAAATTCAGCAATATCAACAAAGGCATCACTTGATTCAGCATTAAATACTAAAGCAGGTCAACTAACATCTGCTATTAATAATATTCCAACTCCCGTTCAACAAGTTGTTGTATCTACAGCGCCAGCACCAGCACCAGCGCCAGCACCAGCGCCAGCACCAGCGCCAGTAGTTATTTATGCTCCTGAACAAAACCTACCAGAGTTAACCACTCCGACTGAAGAGGTCGGTACAGATCAAGAAGAAAATATTGAAGGTCCTGGCGATGAAATAACTTCTGAAGATAGTGAACCTCAAGATATGGATACACCTGAATCTGATGAATCTTCATCCAACGACGAACAAGATAATAATTCTGAAGAAAATCAGGATATGGATAATGACTCACAGGATAATGATACCTTATCGGTTGAAGAAATACAAGAAACAGTTAGCGAATTAATTGCAGATGGCAACTTAACTGCTTCAGATGCAGAAACAGTATTAGAAGCATTATCTGCAGATGGAGAGATAACAAGTGCAGAGGTTGAAAATTTAGCAGAGGTATTATCTGAAGATGGCAAACTTACATTAGCAGAAAAAGATTTATTGTCAGATGCATTGGTTATAGCAGCAGAGGGTGCTCCAATTGAAGCATCAGCCATTGCAGCAGCGGGACTTGAGTATAGAGACCTACCACCACAAATACCAGTAGAGGTAAGAGAAGATGCTAATGGAAATCCTGTTATAATTACAGCAGAAGTTGCTTCAGCCCTGTTGGTTTTAGAAAGTCCTGCAGCGTTGTTTAATGCAATTTCAACTTGTTTTAACCCAGAAGAAGAGATTGAAGGTTTGACAGAAGAGCAAAAATGTGAATTAGGCAAGGCACTACTTAATATTGGTGCTGATATGTCTATTCCAGAACGTGAAAAAGCAGAAGATATTGTGGTTGTAACAATTATTGCTGGTCAGTTAGTTGTTTCTACCGCACCTAGAAGGAGGAAATAAAATGAAAAAGTTAAAAAAGTGGGGCATGGCAGCCCTAAGCGAAAACTTTACATTTCTTGGCTTCTTTGTAGCATGGGTGGTTCTAGAGGGCAGCGCAAAGACGGTGGTAGGATATGTAACCCTAGCATCAATAGCCTTATGGTTTGCAACCATAGGAATTCGTAAAGAAGACCAATAACTTTGATATAATAGAAGTATGTCAAAAATATACATACTTCTACTATCGGCTGCCCTAACGCTGGGGCTATCCGCCTGTGGATATGACGGTCATTATAGATATCCATGCCAAGACCCAGTAAACTGGGAATCAGCAGAGTGCAAACCACCAATCTGTACCGCTAACGGGGCATGTCCAGAAGATTTAGCAAAACATGAAAAAGTGGAGGGAACACAAAATGGCTAAACAAAGACTAACTCCTCAAGAGTTAGATGCAAGACTTAAATTTATCCTAGGTATTACTTTAGGATCAATTTTATTTATTACGGCAACAGGTATTATGTATGCCCTGATATTTGTTACACAACCAATTACAGGACAATCTGAAAATGACAAAATGTTTTTCAACGTTCTTGGTTCAGTAGCAACATTTATTACTGGAACATTAGCAGGATTATTAATTGGTCAATCAGGTGCTAAAGATGTTATGGCAGCACAACTTGCTAATAAAGAAATGGATTCTAAAAATACATTAGCAGATAAAAAACTAGAAGCAGAGATTGATGAAGCAAAGGCACGTAGGCTTTCAAAACCAGACGGCGCAATGCCAGAAGAACAACCAGTAGATGCTAGTTGGGATAAAGAATGAACCACGATCACACCGTAATACCAGCAGGATTTCCAATTACTGAAATGGAGATTATGTGGTTTTTAATGGTTGTTATGTTTGGCTGGAATTTATACATGGCTTGGCAGCACAATAAGTTAAGTAACAAGGTTGAGTGTTTTTGTAAGGAGAAAAAGTAATGGCAGAGCAGGGTACAGCAGAAAAATTAGTTGAAGTCGCTACTCAAGAAATTGGAACTGTAGAAGGTCCGAAAGATAATGAAACTAAATATGGAAAATTTACCAAAGCAGATTTTCAACCATGGTGCGGATCATTTGTTAATTGGTGTGCTAACGAGGCAGGAGTAAAAGTTCCTAATACCGTTTATACTCCAGGTGGTGCATCAGCATTTAAAAAGGCTGGAAGTTGGATTGATGGAGATATTGCAGATCCAGAGCCAGGAGATATTGCTTACTTTGATTTTCCATCAGATGGTGTAGATAGAATTTCACATGTAGGAATTGTCGCTGTTGATAATGGCGACGGGACTGTATGGTGCATTGAAGGAAATACATCAGGAGATCCTAAAGGTAGCCAACGCAATGGTGGAGAGGTTTGTAAAAAACTTCGTGCCTATAAGAAAAATAAGAAAAATATTATGATTTCTATTGTAGGATTTGGTCGCCCTAAGTTTGGCTCTGCCGTTACCGCTTCAAAACCGTCTAGCGGATCAGCATCAAAATCTACTAAAATAAACCCAAAAATACAGGCTGCTATAGACCTATTAACCTCAGAAGGCTATAAAGTTACTAAATAAGGGTGTTTGACTAAACAAAAAGGGTTTGCTATACTATTTAAAGTATATTAGGGAGCGATATGACTTGCCTTGCGGTAGTTCGTAAAGAAAATAAAATTTATATGGCTGCAGATCGTGGAGCCTCAGACGACGATACTATTTTGACCCTAAGTACTCCTAAAATATGGAAATTAGGACCATATCTTATTGGATATGCTGGATCTATGGATGGTGAAAGAATAAGATATAACTTTAATCCATATGTCCCAGATATAAAAAATTTAGATAAATTTATGCAAACTAAGTTTATTAAACAATTAAGAACTTTTTATAATGATTGGTGGGTAGATACTTCTAAAGACGCTGATCTTGGATTAATAATATGTATTAAAGGACAAATATATGAGCATAATGCTATTGATATGTCTTTATCTAAATATACATTGGATTATTTAGCAATGGGAACTGGCTCTCAATATGCTTACGGTTACTTGGCTGCCACAGAAAACATTAAAGATTCTAGAAAAAGAGTAGTTGGTGCAGTAAATGCTGCAATAAAATTTAATCCTAATTGTCAAGGGCCAGTTGACGTAATAAGTATTTAGGAGTATACTATATATATGGCAAACTTTGATGAAATTATGAAGGAAATAAGAGAAGACGAGTCCAACATTAATGAATTTGAAATTTGGCTAGATAATGGAATTGAACGGGGATGGATAACACAGCCGTTTTGTAATACTCATGATGGAGATCCATACATGACTGAAGAAGAAGCAAAAGAATGGGAAGAGGGCGGAGACCCTTGTCAACCAGTAATTAAACTAATAATATAAGGAGAACAATGAAAAAGGTAGTGGGGTTATTTGTAATTATATTTACTGCTGCATTTTTGCCATTAGCAGAGGCAAATCAAAAACCAGCAATTGCAATTATTGATGGAGCAATTGATACAACAAAAATTAATGTATTTCACGAGGTTTGTGTAATGCAAGAATTACGCTGTCCTAATAAACAAACATACATGGAAGGTCCAGGAGCAGCGACTCTTCCAGTAAGTCAAATATACAAACATGGATTTAATCATGGGACTATTATGACTATAATTGCATCTGCAGTTGCTCGTGATGCTAATATCATTTTTATAAGAATTGTTCCTATGACCAACAGTGGTCGACAGGGATATTATGATCACAACGATTTAACTGGAGCATTGCAGTGGGTTAGTGCCAACAAACAAAAATTTAACATTGTTACAGTTTCTGCTTCGCTTGGTAGTAGAAGGATTGGCACTGGACCTGCATATTGTCCAGTAAGAGACAACCTAAGAAATGAAATTGTTAAATTACAAAGTTTAGGTGTTGCAACCGTACTTGCTGCTGGAAATAATTATGATACAAACCGTGTAGATTTTCCAGCCTGTATACCAGAGTCAGTAGCAGTAGGTTCTGTTGGCGAGCGTGGAAACATTGAAAACTATAGCAATGGAGGTCCAGATTTAGACTTTTATGCTTTAGGAACTTACAATACTAGTATGGGCAGATCTGTTGGAACATCTGCTGCTACTGCTGCACTTGCTGCCTACTGGACTAAAAACTACAGGGGTAGTTATCAAGCAACATATGATTATTTAAAATCTATTGCTAAACCTGCTCAAGGTAACGGCATAGTATCAAATTCATTTGTTGATATTTTAAGTTAGTGGTATAATAGTAGTGCACCTGCCAAAAGGGGGTGCACTAAACTAACTCGCTGAAAAGGAGAAAAAAATGGTAAGTTCGTTTGCATTGGATCTTTTTAAAGATCCTTTTTTTATTGGTTTCAACCGTGAGTTGGACCGTTTTAATACAGTACATAATCTAGCAACACGTCAAGCATATCCGCCATACGACTTAGTAAAAGTCGATGAAGATACATATAAATTATCTTTGGCTGTCGCTGGGTTTGATGAAAAAAATCTTAATGTTTCAGTAGATAATGGAACATTGATTATCAAAGGTGAAACTATTGATACAGAAGAGGGAGAGGTAGTTCATAAAGGAATTGCTTCTCGTAAATTTACTCGTACATTTGCTTTAAGCGAATATATGGAGGTAACTGGTGCAGAGGTTTGCTGCGGTATGTTAAATATTAACATTGACCGTATAATTCCAGAGGAAAAAAAGCCAAAAGAAATTCCTATCAAAGTTGCAAAAAATAAAAAGGTATTGACAACATAAGTTGTAAATGCTATACTTAATATGTGCCAATAGGACAGTCTTTTTCCTTTCTCTTCTGTCTTAAAGGTATAAAACACCTGAGTATGTGTATAAACTGCTCATAAAAATAAAGGAGTAAAAGTGCCAAGGTACGATTACAAGTGTAACACTTGCTATTCTGTAGTTGAGTTTGAACGCAGTATAGGAGACGATACACAACCAATATGCTGTTCTAAATTGATGAACAGACAATGGGGTTTTGCACCAACTGCAATTTTTAATGGTTCTGGTTTTTACTCAACTGATAATAGAAATTAACGGTATAATTAGATTATGAGATCAATTTTAAAAGACCACCCTAGCGTAAAGCCAAAGCAATGGAAATTAAAAGAGGCTGACAGGTGTGATAAGTGCAGGGTTAGAGCCTATGTTTTGATAAAAGGCTCTACAGGAGAACTTTTGTTTTGTAATCATCATTATGAAAAGATAATGAATGATCCAAAGTCTTATAATAAAATGATGGCTTTTATGCTTGAAGTAGTTGACGAACGTGAAAGACTAAGTAAAGATAAAATAACGGAGA